GGTGAGTGAGTTCTTTCCCTTCAAACAAGCGAGTTTCTTCTAATCGAATTTTAATTGGTTCGTATTTCATGAGTTCTCCTTAAATACCCAATGCCGCGTTAATGCCGGCGCGACGGTCAACGCCGCCAATCTCTTCTTTGCCACTGATCAGATCGATATCTGCCAAGACTTCACCTTTGTATTCCATCTTGAGTTTGGTCCAGGTGATTTTGCAGCTGACTTCGGTCAGTTTCTTGCGCTCGAGCTCGCCTAGGTCAATGCCAATCACGCGGCCATAGATCTGCACTTTCATCGCATCGACTTCCGCACCAGAGCCTTTGTAAGCAGCGCGGAAAGTAAAGGGCTTTTCATTGCCCGAGGTCAGGCCAAACAGCTTAATGGTGCTTGGGTTTGGTTCTGCCAGGGTAACTTCGACGTCTTCCGTTTCCATCGTTCCCATATCAATTTTGATAGGGCCAACCATGCCGCCTGCAATGTACTCTTCCACCACGCGAGTGAGCGGTGGCAGCTTAACTTTTGGTACTAGGCCAATCATGCCAACGCCATCTTGATACCAAGCGTAATCGACCAACATCTTTGGAGTTCTGCGTTCCATGGTGATTGTCCTTATTTGAAGATCACGTCAGCGTAATCGTTGGTGAAATGGCTCGTTACGTGAATCGCCTGTGCAAGACCTGGCGGTGTGAAGTCGTAATCGAGATAGAAATTGCCTGAAATGATCACTTCAGGCGGGTTGAGGTCTGGGTCTGCCCACGCTTTCGCGCCATACATGTGGCCAGCGCGCACTTCACCATCGAGGCCGTTCTGCACCGACTCGACGACATCTTCAACGAATGTGGTGAGGATCTTGCGGTCTCGTGCCCATTTAAGGCCAGCGGTGACCATATCCAGAACCATGTCATTTATCCGAACATGGGCGTTGAACTGCCATTGCGGATCATCACTGCAGCTTAGGTTCCCCCACAGGCGTAAGCCGTCATCGTTGATCAGCAGATGAGATAGACAATTCGTGTCGCCGTCTGCGTAGTCGATGGGAAACTCAGTGCCAAGCGCACCGTTAATGCGCAGATTGGAGATTGACGCACTGTAGCCGTAGTTTGGGTCTTGGTCTTTTTGGATCTCAACGCCCAGAGCAAACGCGGACATTGGCACCAGCTCATCGAACTTGTTGCGAACGCGTGGCCAGAACAGCTCTAAACGGCGATCACCCCATAACTGACGATACGCCACAGCATCTTCGTAAGTGCTTCCTGGGCAGTCCGCAAAGACTTTGCAGCGCAAACGGGTCGCGATAGGCAAAAGCGCGGTCAGCACCGATTGGTTGTGTGAATAACCAGCGACAGTCAGCAGCCGAGGGCGTTTACCCGTAATCGCCTGCACATCGAGAATCGCCTCAATACCTTGTTTTTCGCCCGTTGCTGGATCAACGCCACCAATGATATTGGCGATGGTTGCCGCTTCATCGGCACCTTCTTCAACACGAATCACGCAGATTGAGCAGCGTTTTTGGTCGTAGACACTTGCCATGAAGTTCGGCAGGGTTCCCGCCTTATTGCCCACCATATCCAGTTTGGTCAACTTGTGCGGGTTGCCAGCAATCAGGATAGGTTTTTTAGCAGGGAAAACAGAAGGGTCTGCATCAGGAGCGGTTCCGACAACCACCGCAAAGGAGGTGTCTGCCATGAGCATTGGGCGCACGCCGCTTTCGTCTGTAGACCCGAAGATGCCATGTTTAAATGCCATGGTTGGGTTCCTCTTGTAGAAAGAAAACTCACCTTCAGCGGCATCATTGAGTTTTTATGGTAGGTGTTATTGAAGTTGTTGGGAGGGCTGTGTTGTAGATGTTGAAGTGACAAACAATCTACACGATTCACTTAACTATGTATTGTAAACAAAAGAAATCCCAGTTAAGTCAATGTCTGTAATATCAGTTGCGTCTGTTTCAACGTTTCCACTTTCACTGACAATAATTGAAACTGGTGACTGCCAATTACCATTGACTAGAGCACGTGCAGAAAAATACAAATTTCTCTTTGGTCTCAAACTTTCTGGAAGTACAAAAATCGTTCCTGTACCCATATTAGTCGGTGAATTGACAAATCCATTAAAATTGAGCTTTCCAGCTACTGCTGTAACTTCTAGTGGGTACCAAGCACTATGACTCCACGGCGCTTGATATTCCACGCCCATTGACCACAATTTATCTAACGAACCCAGTCCTGTTTTATCACCTCGATTAATTAAAGATGGGTCTGGCACATATCCTCTATTCCTAACTACCCAGCATCCCGCTGACAACTCCATGCCTGTTAAGCGTCCATGCGTCACATCACCGGCCAGATCGTAGCAATCTTTGCTTGCTTTGCGAACATGGCCGGTGCCAATGTCAATCTGACTACACCCTGGAGCGACGACGAATCCGTGATCAACACCGACAAAACTGTGTTGCCCAACGGTTACACGATCGCACTGGTTATTTATTTCAGCTCCATTACTTCCATACATTGCAGAACCTCTTATTCTACCAATTTGAATATCAGTGATACGGTCAGTGCCAGCTGGTGAGAAGAGTTCACAACAGTTAATACCAGTAATCGAATCAATCGTAATGTCAGATAAATTCACACCATCACGGGCCTCATACAATGCAGGAGCTGTTTTTATGGCCTGACTCATACCGACTTTAAAACCAGATAGCTTTAAATGACAGCACTCAGACCACTGGTCCGATTTCAGAATGTAACTAGTGCCTTTTGTTCCATAAATATGTGGTGTCGATGATCCGACTATATGCTGAGACTTTAAAACAAAGCCGTGATAACCACATTTTACTTCAATGTGGCCGCTATAACTACCATTGAAGCAGTGTTCAAATAATATGCTATGCTTAAACGTTGAAGGGTCATTTGTTGGATCTTTAAGCAGTGTCTTGATATTGCCAAAATGTATATTCTTGAAATATTTTTCTGGTTCCGCTGCTGTGTCTGAAAAGTTTTTTTGAGTTGAAGGTATAAAGCCTTCGAGATACTTCCCTCCAGACAGAGTGTCAACTACATATTGTCCACAATCGATACCGACGTCATAACATTCAAACCCATCGCTCCAATTGAGAAGTGTGCCTTGGATGACTGTGCCTGAACCGGACACAAATCTTGAACCATCTTCAGAATATTCCGGCATGCCAGAACCAAAAATTTTTATATTTTTTACTTCATTGCCACGCCATGCTGATATATCTGGATAGTCTTGTGCATCATAGATATATTCTCCAACGATATTGTAATCACGCATAGATAAGTCAATCGCACCGCCATTTGGAGACAAATATTCAATAGCTCGCACTAGGGCTCCTGGTTCATCTCCAAACCAATCGGCTTTCAACCTCCCTCTGTAATCTAATACTGCGACCAAATCATTACTTATATAATGATCACCAAAGCCATCAGGCTCTTTAGCATAATTTGACCTAGAAACAATTCGGTACCGAGCACCTCGCTCTGTAACTTTTACCGAATCACCCTCAGTAAGTTTTGCATTTTTCATATGTTCAACGGTTTTAAAGACCAAATCCGTATACTTACCTACATCCTTAGCAATACTTCGATGAACATAATCACGACTTGCAGTAATCACATTAGGATTAATCACTACAATCGGCTCCGCGCTGGTAATGACAAAGGTCATTTCAAGTGACACAGGATTATTAAGCTGACCATTATTGATAGGGCTAGGAACATAGATACGAGCGCAGTTTCCAATAGCATGAAAATATTCTTGACCGTTAAACGTCGCGACCGCAGCGAATTCTCGAATAACGACATCATGAATATGGTCAGGTAGCAGAGCTTCTACTGTCAAAATCGGCACAGAATCCGGTGTTGCTTGCAAAACATCAACTGAATTGACCGGAATGCGGTACAGCTCGTTGACCAGTGACTGAGCTTTTCTGTCGGGCTGTACATAGGTGTCATTGGCATCACCAAACGCAATGTGAGTGAACTCAACGGGCTTTTTCAGCATTTTGCCGTTTTGCTCAGCAGACTCACCAAATACCGTTAAAATCGATCCATATTGCTGTTCGCTTTCAGGAACTAAATCTGCCATGTTTTTACTCCAAAACTAACGGAAGCGGCCCAGAGCGGACCACAACAGCAACGCGAGACAAACACGCCATCGCACTGCTGGATGAACTCACCATGGAACTGATTTTCCAAGGGCCGGAACGGACTTGCAGGGCTTGCCTGCTCATCGAAATGTGTTTTTCAGGGTTCTCTACCCGACTCTTAATCGATACACCGACCAAACGACTGCGGGTATTTTTTGAATGTTGAATGGCTCGAACAATTTCAGGAACGGTAGACGCATCAACTGGCGATTGTTCAGAGATTAAGTCGACGCGGAACTGACCAGGAATGAGATTTTCTTCATCTTCAAACCACTCCACCGCTTTGAGCGAGTCGGCTCGAATGGCTTCAATGCTTTTATCAATCGCGTAGCGGGTACCTTTATAAATATGAATATCTAGTGCAGTGGCGCAGACTCGGCGTTTCGTTTCAATCGGCCAACTGTCATCCCAGTCATCGACTGAAAGCTCCCATGCCAAATAAGGCAGAAGATCCTCTCGGCATGCCCACGGATTGAGAAAATCGCGAATGTCGCGCTCAATCAAGCCAATCTCTTCCCAAAATATCTGCTCTAAGACGCGCTCAAGCTTTGAAGCTGAAGGCGGTAAAGTCGTTACGAATTCGCCATTCATCATGCACCTGCCTTTCTCACCACAATTTCATAGCAATATGGCGCTTGCGATTTGGAGCAGGCGATCTCTTCCAGCGGGGCAATCAGATCAACTCTTGAGACTGGCTGGTAAACGCTGTCTGCACTTTCGCGCTTTACGTGGGCAGCAGCGTAAATGGCTGAAAACGAAACATCGCCACCCAAGCGGTGTGCATCATCCGCCAACTTTTGTAGACGCTGCTGTGCCAACTGGAGCGTTTGTTGCTCACCAGGCCCAGTCGGCATATTCAGGGCAACTTCTATTCGATAACGGGAAATTTCAGCAGGTAGAACAAATAGCCGATCGCTTAATGGCCTTTTGGTTTGCGCATCGAGATTGTCAAAAACAATCTGGCAGAGCTCTGGTGTCGCCACACCCTCATTTTTACGACTCAGGATGTAGAGGTGAATTTGCAGATCAACGGGGTTGAGCGGGAAAGCATCAAGCACATCTTCATGGGCATTCAAAGCGTGGAAGATATAAGCGCCATCTGGCCCTGCAGTGCTGAATCCTTCCGGTGCCATCTGAACGCGGCGGCGATATTGCTCATCCGTTTCAGTCTCATATTTTTCAACTGGGCGAGCAGCGCCTAAGTGCTGCAAGTTCGCACCACCGGAAAATGCCACCATGTTATCCAAGCTCATGTCCTGGAACTCTTGTCTGGCACGTGTCACTTCTTCAGACATAGCGGAAAAAGCGTTGTAGAGTGGGTCTCCCACTTTTGGGGCATCGATACCCATCAGCTGCGCATAGCGATTAAGCATACGCGCTCGAATGCTTGCTGCATCGAGTTGTTTCACCACTTCCGGTGGCGGTAGCTGAGGAATTTCAATCTGACTCAAACTCGAAGCCCTGTGATGCGCTCAACGCTGCCATCAAACAGCAGCGTTACGTCTAACGAAATGGAGACACTATTCTCACCGCGCTCCAACCAAACCTTGTTGAGTTTTAGCTCGTCAACAAAGCCATTGGGAGGGTGTGCCAGCATCTCAGCGATATCGGCATAGATATCCATTTCAAGCTCTGGCGTGATATTGCGGTCCACTCGTTCGGGGAGATTCGAGCCAAAACTGCGATTAAGGGGCACGGTTCGGCGACGAGTTCGCATGCAACGCTGAATGCGCTGCCTCAATTCTTCTACGCCTGTGATGAGCTCACCTGTGATTTCATGAATTCCGGTTGCCATGATTTACCCTGCAAAGACGTTGGGAGAACCTGCCGCGACAGCAGAGCCACAATCGACACTGTCACCAATGCGTGCCAGTGCTTGACCATTCACAAACACTGTAGAGCTGCCTGTGGCTTGAGTTCCTGCATGACAGGAAGGGGAAGGATTACAGTGAACCGCCCATGAATCGCCCACTCTTAACGCAGGCTTACCGTTTATAAAGACGTTACCGCTGCCGCTTGTTGATGTGCGAGGTGGAAAGGCGCCGTGTCCGGTACAACCGTCACCCTGTCGGGATGCTGCTGGCATGCATGTACTCCTCAAGCTTTTGTTTACCTGAACTGTAATCGTGGTGAAGCACTACGTTCCAAGAGCGAGAAGTAAAGAATTCAGTTTCTTGTCCGGTGTCATCCGTTTGTGTGCCGTAGGCTTCAACCGTGACACTAACCGTGATGGTGGATTGTTCCGAGGGACGAAACTCAACCAGATCCTTGCCTGGGGGTAAATCAGGCCAAGAAAAGACACGAGTGAGAATGCCGTTCTCGAGATATTCAATAAACTGTGGCCGAAAGAGCAACGGCATATCGTGAATAAGAACTTCGGCCGACTGCGCACTGGTTTGTGCACTGAAAACATCGGGAAAGTAAGGAGAAAATGTCACTTCATACCGAGACACTTCAACGGTTTCATCCTGGTAATAGATCGAGAAACGCTGATCAACATCCGTGTCCAACGTTTCTAGTAGCAGCGGTTCTTCTGGCGTCCACATATCAGTTGAGGTTCAATCGAGGTGTGCTGATGTTAATCGGGGAATCTGCGGAGTGCGTCATCTCACCTGCGCTGTGCAAGTTCATTGCAGCATCCGTCGATTGAATTAGTTCTCCCTTACTATGAATGCTCATGGCTTGCTCTGTGGATTGACTCATTGCGCCTTTGCTGGACAGACTCATCGAAGAGTCTGTTGATTGAGTTAGCTCTCCCTGGCTGAATAACGTCAACGTTGAATCCGTTGATTGACTCATTTCCCCCTTGCTATGAATACTCATCATTTGCTCAGTAGACTGACTCATTGCACCTTTACTGGACAGACTCATCGAAGATTCTGTCGATTGACTCATTTCCCCTTTGCTATGGAAGGTCATCGTACCTTCGCTATTGAAAGTCATATCACCACTGCTTTTGAGCTCCACATTCTGCGTTGCTGTCAGCTTTGCGTTGCCTGCCGTGGTTAAGATCAAATCGCCCTCGACGTGGCCTGTCAGCTTGTGTTCTTCCATATCGTATTCAAGCCAGGTGCCATCGGGAAACTCGTGGTAATAGAGGTTCAGTTGCTCTTTGGGCTGGTCAAACTTGGTTTGGTTTAGGCTGGCAACAATCACGCCCCCTTGTGCCCCAAACGGTTTTAGCACCACAACTTGCTCGCCCACTTGCAGGGGCTTAAAACTGCGCACCTCGGCAGCGTGGCTAACGTTCATGGGAATCCAGCCGCTCACGCGGTTTTCATCAAACTGAACTTTGTAGCGCAGCGGCTTAGCTTGCACTTCGATGATGGTGCCAAACTGGATCATTTCACTGAGAAGGCGAACAAGTTGCGAAGGCGTATGACTCATTAGAAATTCTCGTCCACTGAGAAATAATCGTCTTCATGGCCAAAGCCGACCTCCGGCGATTGCGAAACGGATATCTCCTCTGGCAACTCACTTGGCCCAACAGGTAGCCAATCTATTTCGCCGGCTAAATCAAATGGGCCTGCTCGACATTCAGAGATAAACCAACCATCCGGTGCCTCCTGTTGCTGAGACGTGGAAACAGACAGGATCGAGATATTGCCGAACGCACTTGAGTTGCAGAAGTTTCGCCACTCTTGCAAGAACTCGAGTTCAGCTCTCTCAACATCAAGCCCTTTGGCTTTGGAGCCACAGTAAATACGGCCGATCACCAGCAGCTTGATATAGGTGTTGTAGGCGTCATTGGGGATCTCACCTGTATAGATCACAGTGAGCTCTCCGCGCTCCAAGTCGCTATTTTTGTAGGCGCTTCTGTCTTGCCAGTTGCGGCTTACGTTGCGCTCTGTATAACGAGTGCTAAACCCCGCCACCATTGCATCAAGAATCTGATTTAGGTTGCGTTCTTCTTGAGCCATCACACACTCCTTAATCCTGCTCGACTCAATGCCATCTGCACCGAGGCATTGAGAATGTCAGACACTTTGTCTTGAGTTTGCTCTGCCGCTCTGTCGTAAAAATCGTCCGCTGGCGTACCATTTCTGGCAATTGAGCGAGCAATCATAAATGCCAGGTCTCGTTGGTCGGTATTGGGTGTTTTTGGTTGTATCCGTTTGACCTTCACCCAATCCAAGACAGATTGCAGCGGCGGCATTCCTTGGGGGCCAGTTTCCTGCACCACCAAACTGTTGTAGTTGAGAGAACTGGTGATCATGCGTTGCAGTTCCCCAACAACATGAGAGCGAATAGAATTAACTAAGAGGCTTTCCGCTTTAGGCGCCTCTTCTCTGGCCGTTTTAGAAACCAACGAACCTGCTTTACCAACAGCAAGCTTTAAATGTTGATTCAAAGCCTCAGGAGCCGTTCGAAATGCTTCATCCAGCGCTGAGATATCAATATCGATATGAAGCTCACGCATGGTTCACCTGCTCGATAAACTGGTTCATCAATTGCTGATGCACCGCCGCTGGCGTGCCGTTCTTGGCTTCCCCACCAATGCTGTTACGAACCGAAACGGTTTTATTTAGCTGATGAACCATGATGTACTTCACCGCCTCGGCTAGGCAGCGAAGCAGCAACAGCGGCTCATCTTGCGCATCAATCGAGAAGCTATCGCCACTTATCTTACGTGCAGCGTAATAGGTGTAAGAGAAGTCTCGACCACAGCTCATCACAACCGAATCGGCGGGGAAATGAGAAAGCTGCAACCACTTTTTATCCTGGTCATCTTCAACCACCGTTAGCCTTGGCAAGCTACGCGGGTAACCACTTTCCCAGGGATTTTTCGCACGCTGGCTTTGGCCGTATAAAACGGTCCGCACCTGCATGAGATCGGCAGGTGCGAGATAGAGCATTTGGCCTGTCATAAGCGAAAAGGTACCTAGCTTTTTTTGCGGTCGATAGCGACTGTAATCGGCTAAGGCAATCTCGATCACCTGTTGTTCAACACCACTGATGAGCTCTGCACTATCCATCAACGCATTTTTCAGCCTTTCAGTCAGGGTAGAAATCTGCATACCATCCCCCTATTTACGGACAAAGTAAGCGAATGCGGAAGAGACAACCCCAAGTAACAACCAGATAAGATCACGGTTGTACTTGGTTTTTTCATTGGTCCCGCTCTGACTTTGCTCTAGTGGCCGAAGTCGGCTTTCCACATCGTCAACTGTTCGCTCCAAGCGCATGAATTGACTTTCAAGATTCGAATGCTTGGTTTGCAATTCAACCATTTGGCTCATTAACTGCGTTTGCTGTTTCATGTAGTCGCGCATTTCAATTCGAAAAGAGTGAAACTCGCCTTGAGAGACAGGATTACCGGACATTGCCAC